GTCGACTATATCCGCCTACGTTTAGGTTTTGGTATGATCGATGTTGAAGCTGATAAAGAGCACTTTGACATGGGTATTAAACAAGCATTAATACGCTATCGTCAACGTAGCAGCAATTCAGTAGAAGAAAGCTATGTGTTCTTAGACGTATATCCTGAAACACAAGAATATATCCTACCTAATTACATTATCGATGTTAAACAGATATACCGTCGTGGTATTGGTAGTGTTACAGGAACAACAGCTAGCCAATTTGAACCATTTGCAAGCGGTTATTTGAACACATATATGTTAGTAGCTGGCCGTGTTGGTGGCCTAGCCAGCTATGAATTATTCACGCAATACCAAGAAATGGCTATGAAAATGTTTGGTGGATTCTTGAACTTTACTTGGAACAAAGTCACTAAGAAATTAACTTTGGTTCGCAAGATTCCATTTGGTGGCATCCAAGGTGCGGACATAGTAAAAGAAAGTGTATTGCTATGGACATATAATTATAAACCAGATATTGTCTTAATGAACGACCCACAGGCATTCCCCTGGATCCAAGACTATGCTTATGCCTTAACATCAATTAGTATCGGTCAAGCACGTGAGAAATTTGCTACTATAGCAGGACCGCAAGGCGGTACTACTCTTAACGGCACAGCACTCAAACAAGAAGGGCAGGTACTATTAGATAAACTGGATGAAGACATCAAGAATTATGTAGATGGTGGACAACCGATGTGGTGGATAACTGGCTAAAAATCCATTGACTCTCAGTCAATAATTTCGTAAAATAGTAGTATCAACTAAGGAGATTTCAATGGGTCAAATCATCGGTATCGTAGGCTTTATCGGCTCAGGTAAAGATACCGTTGCAGACTATCTGGTTAACTTCCATAGATTTAAGCGTGAGAGCTTTGCTAACAGCCTTAAAGATGCTGTAAGCCAGGTATTTGGGTGGGATAGAGAACTACTAGAAGGTAGGACTCAGGAAAGTCGTGAATGGCGAGAGACTCGTGATGAATGGTGGACTAAACGCTTAAAGAAAGATATTACTCCTAGATATGTTCTACAGTATTGGGGAACTGAAGTAATCCGCAAAGGATTTCATGATGATATGTGGGTAGCCAGCTTAGAGCACCGATTACTTAATACTAAAAATGATATCGTTATCACAGACTGCCGCTTTCCTAATGAAATTAAAGCTATCCGCGCCGCTGGCGGTAAGGTAGTACGTATCAGACGTGGCACTGAACCTAAGTGGTTTGATGAAGCAGTGAGTATGAACAAAGGTCCTACACGTAACATGAACTGGGCCTTAAGCAAACAAAAAATAGAAAAACTTAAAGTTCACGTCAGCGAAACTGCTTGGGTAGGGCAAAAGTTTGATGTGGTATTAAACAATGATGGGACTATCGAAGAACTCTATCAACAGATTGAAGCTAATATAATTAATTTAGTACCAAACTCTTCTTTAGAGCACGTTGAATTTTAACAGATTGACGGATTTTTTCTTTTTGTTCTGCAGACATCACTTTACCTTTAGTAGGACTAGGTCTACTCTTTCTAGCTAAGGATATTTTCTCTCTGGCTTCTAAAGTGTGTGTTTTACCAAACATAGGGTTATTTTGTCCAGAATTCTTTTCACTACTTGTTTTTCGTGCTTCTATAGACTGCTTTCTTCCTTTTGAAGCAAGTCCTATTTTTCTTTTAGTTTCTTCAGATTGTTGCCCACCATCTGCTTCTTCTGGTTTTAAGTTAGCCCAACTTTGATCCTTGACTATATTCCACAAATTACTATAATATAATCCCCATTCTCTAAGTTCATTTTTATTAGAACATTCTTTAAGGATTTTAGTAGAATAGTTGTATCCGTGTTTGCGTAAATGATGCAACCAACGTGTTCCGGATCCAGGATATTTATGAGGATCTTTTTGAGATGTTTGCCCTAGATACTTTAATCCTGTTTTGTTATGGGTTTTTATATAAAGATATAACGTCATAATATTATTTATTAATAGTCTGGGACTAAATCTCCTTGTCGCCATCCTAACCCCTCTCGGGCAATTTCATATTGACAGTTAGCACAGACTGTTTTTAGATTAAATTGGCTATTATTATTGAGATTACCATCAACATAGTAGACAAATAGTTGATCTTTGTAACGTGCTTTGAACCCACACTTTTCACAGTGTGGTTTCTTTTTGTAGCCTTCTAATAGCCAACGAGGCTTGGGTGCGGGTAAATTACGCTTTTTCCTAATGCAACTATCACAGCGTTTTCTAAAGTAGATTTTTCCATGCATTTTATAGTTGATTGCAGCGGGTTTTCTACCACATATTTCACATATTGGACGGTATTCCATACTAGTATTTATGGGCGAACCTTTCAAAGGGCACCTAATACACCAAATTCTAGCAAAAAATTATAAATAGTTTAAAGTAACTTATTTAGAGGAACAAATACCATGGCACTTATTTCACCCGGAGTAGAAGTAACAGTATCTGACGAAAGTCAATATACCCCAACCGCAGCCGGATCAGTTGCGTACATTTTACTCGCTACTGCCCAAGATAAAAGAAACCCAAGCGGGGCGCTTGCATCTTATACTACGGTAGCAAATGCTAACAAATTATTTAATATCACCAGTCAACGAGAACTGGTGTCTTTCTATGGTAACATTGAATTCCAGGTAGATTCAGCTGATAACCCTTTACATGGTGATGAGCGTAATGAATATGGTTTACTAGCGGCTTACAGCGCACTTGGCGTGAGCAATCAGATTTATGTGCAACGTGCGAACGTTGATCTTGCCCAGCTAACAGGTACCAGCATCCGTCCAACAGGCACGCCAACAGATGGTACTTATTGGTTAGACGTTAGTAGTACAGCTACTAACTGGGGTATCTATGAGTGGTATGAAGATTCATTTACCTTACAAACTCCAAGAGTTATTACGAGTTCAACAGAAGTAAGTGGTACAGTTCCACTTAGCTCTGTTGGTGCTATAGGTGAATATGCTGTAGTTACTACCAGCAGTTCAAATCCTATTTACCTTAAAGGTTATGACAATGTATGGGCTTTAGTTGGTAGTGATGATTGGAAAGATCGTGTACCAGTAATCACTGGTGCTATCGCTAATCCAGCTAACTTGGCTATTGGTCAGACAGCACGATTTAATGGTGTTAATGTTACCTTAACTGGTACGACTGTTACTAGTGCAGCTTCTGACATCAACACTGCGCCTATCACGGGTGTGTCTGCTAGAGTCAATGCATCTGGACAACTTGAGATCTTCGCATCAAGTCTAGCAACCAGTGATGGATCAACAGTCGATGGTAAATTAAAAATTGAAAAAGGTGGTACTGGCGGTATTGGAGGTACTGACTTCACTATGCGTGTTGGTATTTTCAATGGTACAGGTGTTAGTGGTAACAGCAGAACATTGCTTGGTCCAACAGTAGCATTCGACACATATAGGAATGCTCCAGCTTGGAGAGATACAGACACATTCCCTCGTCCATATGGTTCAGTCTGGTTCAAAACATCAGCGACTGGCAATGGTGCTAATTATGGTATTAAAGAATATGATAGTAATTTAGATTCATTCGTGCTGCAGACAGCTCCACTATATTCCGGCGATGTTGCTGCTATATATGGCCTAAGTCCAGTAGCAGGTGGTGGTGATCTACCAGTTGGTACGCTGTATGTACAATATGATACATTGGCTACCACAACAGCTACATTTAAACTTTATCGCAAGAGCGTAGCAGGTTTAGTAAAAGTCACAGGTACGGTTGCAGGTGGTAGTGCTGTGTATACTATAGGCAATAGTTTTACCATGACTGTTAGTGTTCCTGGATCAGCTTCTACTTCTAGTGCAACGATCACACTCACTGGAACCACAGCAGCATCTTTGGTAGCGAATATCCTTAGCGCTAGTCTAGCTAACATAGTAGCGGCGATTGAAACGAATGGTGCTATCAGCATCACACATCTAGCAGGTGGTACTATCCAGTTTACCTATGGCACTGGTACTCCGTTGACCACGACTGGTATAATCACAGACAATCAGATACAGACACTATCAGCAGGTAGCGTATATCTTGCTAGCCCATTCAAAGCATTGACATATACATTTTCAACAACAGCACCATTTAGTAATCCAGCAAACGACACTCTATGGTATTATAACACCCCACTTGAAGTGGACATCTTGATAAACGATGGTAGTGGTTGGAAAGGTTATCAAAACGTTGTAAATGATGCCCGTGGCTTTGACTTATCTAATACTGATCCGGATGGTCCGATCCTTTCAGCTTCTGAACCCACAGAACAAAGTGGTGGTGGACAATTAGCCGCAGGTGATCTATGGATTGATACCGGTGATTTAGAAAATTATCCAAAGATCTATCGCTACAACGGTACAGCGTTTGAATTAATTGACAACACTGATCAGGTAACGACAGATGGTATATTATTCGCTGATGCACGATG